GGTAATGAAGTTGATGGCTCTACAATCGACGCACAGGTGACACGTTCACTGTCAGGCGGTGACAAGGGCCAGATGTCAATGAACGATGCCTTCAAGCGTGAAGACAGTATCCTGGGAAATCGTGGTACACTTGAAAGTCTCGACAAGGTATCCCTCGGTCTCCAAGACACATCCTATGGTGCCGAAGGCGTCATCGCTGACCTCAACCTATTTGCGAAGACACTGTTGTCGCGTGGTCTGACTGAAGACGAAATGAACCGACCTCTGACCCAAGCTAGAATTCAGGGCCTCATTGGTAAAACCAAAGACGATGTTGTTGGTCCCGGTGTTATGACTGAAGCCGATGCTGGCCGTGTTATCAGCGCCCTCGGTGGCGACCTGAAGTCAATCCTTGCCAACCCTGAACTGGGTGTGGAACTGCTTGCTGACATGCACCGGAAGACAAAGCGTAAATATGACTTCGAACGGGGCCAATGGGACACCATGAGGGAAGCATATCCCAACATCCCTTATTCCGATCTAGGTGCCCGCTACGAGTCTCCTGAGTGGCGTAAGAATGGTTCCAAGCCAAGCCGGGGTGCCCTGTCTGATGACACCATCTCAGGTGGTGGGAGTGTTGACGACATCCTCAAGGGCTACAATATCAACTAAAGGAAACTGAATGTCCGACCAACTGCTGCGCCTTGAACAAGGCATCAGAGCGGCACATGAAGCGGGCAATGCAGAACACGTCAAGGTACTGGGGGCGGAATATCGCCGCCTTCAGTCCGAGATGTCTGCACCTGCCCCTGAACCTGCCCCAGAACAAAAAGCTGCTCCTGCAACTGGCTTTGGTGACGCCCTCCAATTTGGATGGGACAACGCTGGCCGTAACGTGGGGGGTGGCCTCGAAAGTATCGGTGAACTTCTTGATTGGGATGCTGCGAAGATCGTAGGCAACCACCAGAAGACAACCAACCAGCGTGAAATCGACGCTGCGAATTACTCCCGCCCTGAGGGTGCTGATGGCGTCCTTACAAACCTCATGCAAGGCGACTTAGCCAATGCTGGGAAGTCCCTCGGCTATGCTGCTGCTGAGAGTGGACCATCAATTGCAACTGGTGCCTTAGCATCTGGCGCTGCTGTAGCAAGTGGCCCTGTGGCCCTCGGAACCGCTGTTCTGGGTACTGGCGCAACTGCGCTCCAAGCACTCGGTGAGAACCGACAGGAGAAGGTAGAGAAGGGTCTCGACCCAACAGCCACATACACAGACCTCGCCTCGGCTGTAGCCTCTGGCGCTGTTGAACTCCTGCCACTCGGTAAAGCCGGTGGTGGTTTCACTTTGAAGTTCACAAAGGAAGGTCTGCAAGAAGCTGGACAAGAAGGTCTGGTTATCGGTAGCACTGCTGTCCAAGGTGGTGAATATGTCCCTGAGGAAATCGCCAATCGTCTAGGCGAAGCCTTCGTCGTCGGTGGTGCAATCTCTAAAGGTATGGACGCGACCGTGAACACTGCTGGCAAAGTTGCTGGTGCTGTTGTTCCAAGCCGAACAGACAACCGGGAATTCACTGGTGACGAAGTTGCTGCTGCTGAACGTATCAAACGTCATGCAGATGGTAGTGATAAAGTCCTTGGAAACGTCAACGATGATGGGGCAGGGACAGCCAAAGGCGCAGCCAACGCAGCCCTTAGGGAAGCCCGTGCTGAAGCTGAAGCACTCACTGCTGATCTGAAGGCAGTTGCCAAGATCACCGATGGTGCTGGTGACGCTGATGTAGCCCTCAAATCACTGGGAAAGATCAAGAGTCACCAAGGGTCAACGACCTCTGAACACGCTCTGGATCGTGTTTCTACCGCCCTTCCAGACAACACTGATGTTGCTCGTCTCCGGTCAGTCCTGAAAGAGATTGATGCAATTCAGGAGTTCACTAAAGGCTCCGACAACGACATGGGTGGCGTATCACGCCTTGCCAAGAAACTTGATCCTCTGGACAAGCGGAACAATAACGCCTTTGGGACACACGCACTTCTCGCTGGTGGCCTTGTCCGTGGCTCTGTTGCCAGTGCTATGGCTATCCCAATTGCAATCAACCGGGCCTCCCGCGTTCTGGATCGTCTGACTAATCGCCGGTCTCGTGTGAAACGCTTTGTTGATAGTGCCAAGAAGTCTGGAACCGCTGCAACGCAGATTGATGGACCGACATCTGGTGACATCCTGACGAAGCTGAAGACTGACCAAGCTGCTATCAAGATGGCAGATGCAAATGCCAAGGTAGCCAAAACTGCACAATCGGACGCCCAGAAGGCCCACATGGCCTATGAGAAGGCAATGGGCACAAATATCCCTCAAGGCCCTGTGACCCCCCGTAGACCGGCTGACATAGCCCGTCAGGCACAAATGGCTCAACAAGCTGGCATTCCATCAGTCCGTGAAGTGACTATGAAGGCTAGAGCAGAGAAAGCTGCCTTGGATCAATCCAATGCAACCTCCCAGGACGCCCGTGGTCTGAAGGCCCAGAACCAATTGGCGACTGAACAACAACGTGCCCAAAAGCTGGCCATGTCCCAACAAGCCTTGGACAAGACCCAAGCTGCTGCCCAGCGCCAGACCGAAATGAATAAAGTCATCTATGACGAAATGTTCAGAACCGGGAAGGTGCCTGAAGGACGTGCGTTCAAGACGTATCAGTTGATGGAACATGCCACAGGTATGAACCCCAAGAAGGCCGCTCAGACACTCGATCTGCTGGCTCAAGAGGGTCTTATTGACCCAATGATTGCTGAGAAGTTTAAGACTGACCCTGATTGGTTCGCAAATAACCCAAAGGATGCCTACAAGGCCCAAGAACTGGTCCGACAGGCTGCTAACCCTGAATACACCGCCCCCCCATTTGTGAAGGACAAGGCGAAAGCCCCCGTACACCCTGACGAGGTTCTGAGGAAGCTGGAAATGGCCGCTGCACGTCCGACATCAAGTCGTCGGAAGCAGAAGGCAATGGAAGGTGATCTGAGGTACAAGCGTATCCTGCAAGAGATTGCCAAAGCTGAAGGCTCACTGCCCACAAACCAATACAAAGGTTTGTTGCAACTGGTCGAAGAGATGAACCGCCCAGATAGCAATATCACAGACAGGTACACCCTGATCAGCGAGGGCCTGGACATCATCTTTGATGGTAACCCAGCAATGAAGGCATTTTGGGACCGTAAGCTGGCCCCTCTGGCCGCTATCGGAAACGATCAACGAATTCACCACGCCAAGGTGGAAACCGATCCGGTTCAGGATCAAATGGAAGTCGCCTTTGAAACGAAGGTGAAGAAAGCTAAGAAGCGAAAAAAGAAACCGGAACTCCCGAAAAAGCCCTCACAAGAGGTGCCAATTACGCAAGAGCCGGATGCCCCTGCTGTAACCCCAGCGGAGAAGGCGCTCAAAAAGCTGAACAAACCCACACCTGAACCGGAACCTGCCTTGGATCAGTCCAACGCAACCACGACACAGGACCAGCAGGAACCCGTCAAGCCTGTCAAAACGAAGGCAAGGAAGACCCTGAAGGACCGTACTGATGCTCGTATTGATGACCTGCACTACATGGTCTATCTGGCCGAGACTGAAGGCGACAACCTGTCCCAGCACATCGCTAAGTTGGGAAAGGGTTCTGTATCCCGTGTCGAAGGTCTGATCTATCAGTTTGCATCTGATCGTGTGACTGTGAACCAACTGGTTGATGCCTACAGCACTGAGTATGGAATTCCCCCACAGGACGCCGCAAGGATCGTCAATGACGCCTTGGGTGTTATGGAATTGGAAGGTCAACTCAAGCGCTTCACTCCAAAGCATTCCGACAGACTGATCTACGATGGTAAGATGGTGAAGACCGAAGACGGAAAGACTGTCTCGGTACTCCAATTACAATTCATGGATGGACCTCTGAAGGATCGTGTGGAAGTGGCCAAGGCTGTTCGCTGGACCGAGAAAATGGTCCCAATGGACGCACCAGACAAGAACTTCGACCCAAACTATACCCAAGATGGAGCGTTCAACGCCTTCAAAGGTATCCCCTCAGATCGTGTGGATGGCACCTTTATGCCGTTGCTGAACATGCTGAACTCCATGCGTAACTCGACTATGGCTGTGTCCTCCAAGATGCTAACCCAGATCGAAGATGCGCTGGGCGGTACAGGTGCCAAACGTCAAGGTACAATCAACGAGGTGATGACCCCAAAGGACAAGCATGGGAAGCCGGATGAAAGTCCGATGCGTACCGTGGCTCAGTTGATCTTCCAGCTAGGCCCTCAGGATGACCGACCCAGCAATCTGATCCGACAGGAATGGATGTCTGGCGACAACGGTCGCATCTACTCAAAGAACAGCCTTGCACACTCGCAGGCCGGTGACTTGATGAAGGGTATCCTCAGAACCAACGAGAAACATCCTGTAGGTGGTGAACCGGGCATGAAAATGCTTATGCACTCCATTGGGAACCTCTTGGGCTTTGACAAGCTGGCTCCGTCATATCGACGTTCTGCCATCTTCGATCACAATCTGGTCGATGGTTTGGTGAAACTGGCTAATGACCCGTTTGGCAGACAGACCTTGAAGAACGAACGCACCGGGATCACACCTATCGGTAAGATGGTCAAGGATGGCGAAGGGTTCTTCCAAGTCCTGAATGCTGCTCATGAAGTCAAAGATATGGTTGATTGGGCGCGTGAACGCCACACCGACATGGACGAACTGTCCAATTCTGAACTGCTATCTCACCCTGACGTGGTGGATGACCTGGGTCGGAACTATACGACAGATTTTGTTGTCCAACTTGATGCCAAGAACAACGCTTACCAGAACCTCGGGATGATGATGGGATACGACAAGGTGCTACGGGAAACCGGAATGCTACCTATGTCACCTGACAACGACCCCGACAGTGGTGAAGTTGCTGACATCTACATCAAACCAGCCGTTGGCGTAGCTGAACGAATTCCTGAGTTGTCCGAGTTGGCACTCCCTCAAGGTAAATTGAGGAAGCTGTTCAAAGGCCCCATTGGGACGTACCTCTACGCCGCTGCATTCAACAGCCGAAAGAAGTCCTTCAGGGACACGCTTGAGGACATGACAGACGGTGCTGAACTGTTTGGAATGGATGGTGAGGATGCCATGATCAACATTGATCCGGCCCTAAGTGCAGCAATGCTCTCTGAGGAAGGTCATACGTTTGTTGATGAGCATTACGATGTGAATGGTGATAGCAAGTCAACCAAGGCGACACGGAAGCGTGTTGTGGAAAAAGGTGGCAAGTTCCAAGTCCAGAATGCCGAAGGTGCCGCTGGCGCTTGGAGTGCTGGTGGGATGAAGTTCAATAGCCCTCAGGAAGCCGTAAAGGAGACCTACTCGACCAACCTCTTTGCTCGTATGAGCCGAGAATTGGTGAGGGAAATGAACACGCTGTATCCTGATGTGCAGAAGTACCTGAACTACGCTGAGATTGTGTCCAAGGTTGTCAAAGATCGTGGTGGTGCAGACATTATTGTACCGACCGCTGATGGCATTGACCTTCGCTACTCCTTTAAGCAGACACCCGGTTTTGAAGCTGCCCCTGTCACCCTTGGTGATGGACGTGTGGTTGATCTAGGTGTTCGCAACGCTGACGAGAAGCTGGCTGGCCGTGGCCTAGCTGCCTTCATGGCTCACCAAATGGACGCCTTTGTCCTGAGGGAGACCCACAAGCGTATGGGGGATATGAAGTCCTTCAACCCAATCCATGACAGCTTTGGCTTTCATCCTTCTGACGCCCAGCGCGGACAGGAGACATGGGTAGGTGTGATGCAAGAACTTGGTGATGCGAACTACAACATCTTCCTGAATATCCTCGAAGCCAACGGCGTAACGCTTGAGGAATTCGTGGGCGCTGGTGGTGACCCCTCGGTCATCCTCGGTCGGCAAGGTGTTGCACCCGTACCGGCAGGCCAAATCCCTACGGCTTTGTCGTAAACAAAAATGCCCCCCTCCCTTGGACTAATCCAAAGGAGGGGGATGGAGAGAAACAATGACCCCTCAAAACCCAAATGTCTGTCCGAGAACAGGTAGGTTGCTCACCGAATGGTTTGAGTACCCAGAAAAGACTGATGAAGATGTGATCAAAGAGGCTTGTGAAGAGGCAGGAACTACAGTGGAAGACCGGCCAATGATCCGTGCTGGTGACACCCTACATCCTGACTTTGAACTGGCTCAAAAGGTCAACTCTCTCATCGCTGGCCGCAAGAAGCGGGCATGGAAAAACGGGATGTCTCAACAGGAAGTAGCCCAAAGAATGGACCAAGCCACCAAAATGGTGAACCCAGACAACTACAAGTTCTTGGATGATGGTATCCGTGAGCGGACTGGTCTGGAAGTGAACCCACTATGGATGATCGAATGCCTTGTGCGTTCCGGTGTCCTATCCCCAAAAGAGCAGGTTGCAGCCTTAAAGGAATTGGCCGGTTATACCCATTCCAAGGCTCCCAGCATTAGCCATTCGACCACAACCCAGATGAACCCAGAGGATTGGCTTCTGGAACTGGCCAAGGACGAATACACAGAAATTGACTTCAAACAGCCTATGCAGCCCGTTGAGAGGGGCATGGGCAAGACCTACGAAAGCAACATCCTAAAGCGCACCAAAGAGACCGACGCGCTTGCAGTCCACGCTGACGAAGACCTCAAAATGATGATGCTAGAGGTTGATGCTGAGTGGGAGGAAGAAGACGACGATGACTGACCCCCAGACCGCAATGGTCGGGGTTCGAAAGCGTCTGAAAGAAGATTTTGCATTCTATGCTGAAAAAGCCCTGAGGATCAGGACGAAGAAAGCAGAGATTGTTCCCTTCCGACTGAACCCCGCCCAGTGGGTTCTCCATGAGGCGATAGCTGAGAGCATCAGGAATACCGGACGTGTCCGTATCATCATCCTGAAGGCTAGACAGCAAGGTCTATCCACATATGTGGGTGGTAAGCTGTATCATGGTGTGAGCCAGTCAGAGGCCCAAAAGGCCATCGTGGTAACCCACAAGGCTGACAGTACCACGGCTCTGTTCAACATGACCAAACGGTATCATGAGAATGTCCCTGAAATCCTCCGACCCTCAACCTCATACTCATCAAAGAAGGAATTGACTTTTGACAAACTGGATAGTTCGTACATGGTCGCTACTGCCGGTGGCGATGGCATTGCCCGTGGTGAAACGATTACCCATGCCCACCTGTCCGAGTTAGCATTCTGGAAAGAAAGCTCGGCGCGGGCCAACCTGAACGGTCTGTTACAGTCCGTCCCTGAAGTCCCAGGCACTGAAGTTTACATCGAAAGCACAGCCAATGGTGTGACCGGCCCATTCTACGAGATGTGGAAAGGGGCTGTTAAAGGAACCAACGGATACACCGCTGTGTTCATTCCGTGGTTCCTCGACCCTGAGTACCGCCGTAAGGCCCCCGAAGGGTTCCAAAGGACACCTGAGGAAGAGAAGCTATCCCAGACCTATAACCTTGACGATGACCAACTCTATTGGCGTCGTGTGAAGGTGAACCAGAACGGTCTGGACCTCTTTAAGCAGGAATACCCTGCCTACGCCGACGAAGCCTTTCTAACTACTGGTCGGCCTGTCTTTGATCCGGTCCAACTGACCGATTGGATGGCCCTCAAGACACAACCAAAGACCCGCATGGCTCTGACGTTGGATCGTTGGGAAGAACACCCAGTAGGTGAATTGTTGATGTATAGGGAGCATGATCCCGGTGAAACTTATTACATTGGAGCTGACGTTGCTATGGGGGTCCGTGGGGGTGACTTTAGTGTCGCCCAAATCCTCGACAGTCAGAAGAGACAGGTAGGAATGTGGCGAGGCCATGTCCATCCTGACTATTATGCTGAAGTCCTCTACCGGCTCGGTATGCTCTACAACGAGGCGCGCATTGCTGTTGAAAGCAACAACCATGGCCTGCTGACGGTAACCCTTCTCTACAAGACTTGGGATTATCCAAACGTCCATACAAACGTCCATGAAGACAAGATCACTGACGTTGAAACGCCCAATCTAGGCTTCCAGACGACTGCCAAATCCAAGCCAATGATCATTGATGATCTGAGGGCATCACTCCGCAAGGGTGAGATGGAACTATTCGACCATGTGACGATGCAAGAGATGCTGACTTACGTGGTGAAAGAGAGTGGGAAATTGGAAGCTGAAGGCGACTGCCATGATGACTGTGTGATGTCTCTGGCCATCGCTAATCACGTTCATGACGGGGTTTGGACACCCATCGAAATAACGGCGGATCATTACGTCGAAGCAATCTAAAGGAAACTGAATGGCTAAGGAACTGAGTGACGATAAACTCGCCACCATCCTCGAAAAAGCCATCTCCAACTCTGAACACATGCACGATGGCGCTCTGGCAAAGGAGCGTCAAACGGTAGGCGAATATTACCGTGGTGAACTACCCAAGCCCCTCCATAAAGGTGACAGCAAGTATGTCTCACGCGATGTCTTTGACACCGTGGACAGTATGCGGGCCACCGTTGTGGAAGCCTTCTTGGCGAATAACCGCATTGTGTATTTCCGCCCTGAAAAGGGTGAGACAGTTGAAGGTGCAAAGCAGGCTACAGAATACACCCGTCACGTCTTCTTCAAGGAGAACAAGGGTGAAGAACTTCTGTATGACACCTGCACAGATGGACTGATGAACCGCTTTGCCGTGGTCAAGGTCCGGTTCGAAGAAACCCCTGAGGATGAAGAATACGAATTCGAAGGTTTGACACCTGATGAACTGACAATGCAGGTTGCTGGATACACCGAGTTCGAATTCAAGGACGCTGAAGTCTCAGACAATGGGCTGTATTCAGGAACCTTTATGGTCCCGAAGAAGACCCAAAAGATCGTCTGTGAGAGCGTCCAGCCTGAAGACTTTCTGGTCTCATCCCGTTGTGCTGATCTATCTAAGGCAAAGTACGCCATCCATCGGACGGAGAAGTCCAAATCCCAACTGATTAAGATGGGCTTCCCCCGCAAGATTATCGACAAGATCACCTTCAGCACCCGATCTGACCTGTCTCTGGATATGGAAAAGGATGCTCGGTTTGAAGGTCTGGATGACATCATTCCTACAGATGAGGACTATGACGACAGTGTTGGCCAAGTGGTCATGTACGAAGTCTACATCCGGATCGACATGGAAGGCAAAGGAACAAACTCAATCTGGAAGGTCTGCTACGCGGACAACAAGATTTTGGAAAAGGAAAAGGTCTCCCGGTTCCCCTTCGCTACCTTTGTACCGCTCCCTCGTGCCCACACATTCAGTGGTGAGAACTTTGCCCATGCAGTGATCCCCGTGCAGAACGCTCGGACGGTCCTGATCCGGCAAATCATCAACCACTCACTGATCACCAACAACCCTCGACAGATGGTCATGAATGGCACCATGAGGAACCCCAATGAACTCCTTGAGAACCGTATGGGTGGTGTGGTGAACGTGACACGAATGGATGGTATTTCGCCTATCCCTCAGGCCCCTTTGAACCCCTTTATCTTCAACCTCATCGCCATGATTGACGAGGACAAGGAAGAGACCACAGGTATCTCAAAGCTGTCCCAAGGGATGAACAAGGACGCTGTATCCACCCAGAATAGCCAAGGTATGGTCGAACAGTTGATCAATCAGTCCCAACAGAGGACGAAGATCATCACTCGCCGCTTTGGGCTGTTCGTCAAAGAAGTTTACGGCCTGATCAATCAGATGGCTGTTGACTATGTGGACGAGGCAGAATTCCAGTCTGTCACTGGCGAGTATGTCGAAGTCAACCCGTCCGAATGGATGGAGCGAACCCCTGCCAGTATTGAACTGACACTTGGCTATGGTGAGCAACAGCAGGAGAGCGACAAGTGGATGCAGATCGACCAATACCTAGCCCAAGACCCTGAGTTGAAGCCCGGTTATGGTTACGCCCAGCGCTATGAGGTGATCAGTCGATCCCTTGAGGCCCGTGGTGTTGAGGATATGCAATCCTTCATGACGCCACCAGAAGAGATGAAACCGCCGGAGCCAAACCCAGCGGAAGAACTGCAACTTGCCCAGCTACAGGCCCAGGTTGAGGTGACCAAGGCACAAGCCCAAGCCACCATGATCAAAGCCGAGACTGACCGCATGAAGGCCCAAGCTGACCTTCTACGTGCGCAGTCTGATGCTCAATTCAAGCAGAACGACATCGCTATGTCGGCCATCCAGTTTGACCATGATCGTTACATCGACACGGAAGAACTCAAGGCTGCGAAATCACTGCCTGAAGATCAAGTATCGGCATCGTTCAACCCGAACGAATAACTCAAGACCCTCCTTTGGACTTATCCAAGGGAGGGCATCACAAGGAGAGATTGTGACACCTATCACCGAACAAGAAGCGGTTCGTATGGGTATGGAGTTCCGGAGGCTGACTAACAGCCCTGACTTCGACACCGTGATCGAAATGCTCAAACACCAATACCAATCACAGATCAGTGGTTCAGACCTAGCCGACAAGGCAGGCCGAGAAGCCTCATTCCAACAGATACGATCCTTGGATGAACTGATCACAACTTTCAACACATTCATCGCAATTGCAGAGGCCGACATCTTGGACGCCCCCTTCGATGAAGACAACATTTTTGAATAAGGAACATCTATCCAATGGACGATGATCTAACTTTTCTGGCCCAAGAGCCGGATGAACTCGACGCTGCTGAAGCGATGCTGAAGGCAATGGACACCGACGATGAAAATCTATCGGACGACGATGCTGACAACGACCCCGACAACCAAGGGGATGACAATGAGGATACCTCCGAGAACGGCGAAGACCCTCAGGACGACGAAGACCACGACCCAGAAGCTGACGACACTGACGATGACGATGACGATGCTGGTGACGATGATGATGACGCTGATGCAGATGATGCAGATGCCGAACCGTCTGACATTGCCGACGAAGTTGAAATTCTGGTCAAGGTCAACGGTAAGGACGAACGTGTATCTATCGGAGACCTGAAGCGACTTGCCGGTCAAGAAGTTTCCCTCGGCCAGAAGGCACAGGCTGTTGCTGAACAACGCCGTACCCTCGACGCACAAGGCGTATATGTTGCCAAGATCATGCAGACCCGTTGGGACGCCGCTAAGGCCGAACAGGCGAAGTATGCCAACGTAGACCTCTACCGTGCATCCCGTGAATTGGAGACAGACGAATTTGAAGCCCTCAGGGCGGCAAAGGAAGGTGCTGACAATGAAATCGTAGCCATCGAACGTGAAGGCGCTGAATTCATCAAGACCACCAATGACCACAAACAGAACCTCCTTCGGGAGCAGGCCAAGGAAAGCCTGAAGGTCATCGCTGAGAAAATCCCTGATTGGTCAGACAAGCTGTACGACGAAGTTCGCACGTTTGCCATTGGCCAAGGTATGGACAGCCAACAAGTCAATGAAATTGTGGACCCCGGTGCCATCATTATGATGCACAAGGCGATGCAATTCGACAACCTCCAATCCTCGAAAGCCAAGGTCACCAAAAAGGTCACCAAGGCCCCTCGCAAGTCCGTCTCTGCCTCAGTGAAGGCCACGGACGCGAAAGCATCGAAACTCAAATCCACCCGCCGCACAGCGGTTGAAACAGGCGACGTTGATGATGTCACCGCTCTGTTTCTTGCAACAATGGAAGAATAAGGAAAATAAATGCCTACTCATGTAAAGACTTTCGATCTGGTCGGTAAAAAAGAAAGCGTTTCCGAGTATATCTCTCTGATCACCCCTTCGGACGTTCCTTTCCTGTCCTCGGTCAAGTCGGAAAAGATCACCTCGACCCTGGAACAGTGGCAGGAAGACCAGTTGCGCGCCGTGACCAAGAACACCAACCTTGAAGGTGCCGACGCTGTAGATAGCAACCGTGACCAGCCTTCGATGCGTCAGAACGGCACCCAAATCTTGGAAGAGACTTTCAAGGTGTCTGGTACTTCTGAAGCTGTGAAGCTGTATGGCCGCGCCTCGGTTGTCGCCCGTGAAACCATGAAGACCGGCAAGTTGCTGAAGATGGACATGGAACACTCGCTGGTTGGTACTGGTCAGACCTACGTTGTCGCTGCTGCTGCCACTGAAGGTGAATTCGCTGGTGTGCAGGCTCAGATCGCTGCTGGTGTGACCACTACTAACGTGTCCACTGCGCTGACTGAAGACAACATCGTTGATACTCACGAACTGATGTATAACGAAGGCTCTGACGCTGGTATCCTGATGGTTAAACCTTCGGACACCAAGATCATCTCTGCCTTTGCTCAGGCGTCCGGTCGGACTGCTGACGTGAAGAATGGTGACAAGAAGCTGACTTCGGTTATCAACGTCTACGAAGGCCCCTTTGGTACCGTCCGTGTTGTCAAGAACCGCCGTATCCGTGCTACCGATGCGCTCCTGTATGATCCCAAGAACTGGAAAATCCTGACGCTTCGGAACTGGTTCCGTACCAAGCTGGCGAAGACCGGAGATGCCGACCGTTGGCAGGTTGTTGGTGAATTCTCGCTGAAGCACGTCAACCAGTTGGCCACCGGCCTGATCACCGGCCTGTCGTAAGGCCCAACCAAAGCTGCCTTGGATTAGTCCAAGGTAGCAGCCTAGCCGCTCTGGTGTCTCTCCCACTAGGGCGGCTTTTCTATGCTTGGAGAGGATGGAGAGAATATGAAATTCATCGACCCAACTGAAAACCTGATCCTTGGTGAAGATACTGACGTTATCACGTCCAGCCAAGTGATCACAGACGACTTCCTTGATGACTTGGAGCAACAGAAAGAAGACTTCCGGTTTCGACTGAACGGTCTGACATCCGTGGCCAGCATCCCTGAAAGCGTTGTCAATAAATGGCTCCGAGAAGGCTTCGACTTCTGGAACGCCCCCGCAAAAGACATCCTCCGCAAGATGCGAGTGGATGAATATCAAAAGTTCATCATCTCAGGCAACAAGACGTTCTGACCCTTGGACTAATCCAAAGGAGACCAAATGACTTACGGCGAACTCCGTGAACAATTCCTAGAACTTCTAAACCGTAACGACTGTGATACTGCACTTGCTGATAGGTTCATTGAAATGGGCCTTCGTCGTATAGAACGATTGCTCAGAACCCCACTTCAACGCTTCCAACAAGACACAGTGGTTGGTGTTGGTGGTATGACTGAATTCCCAGTACCCACAGATTATCTGGCCATGCATTATCTCAAAGTGGATGACGTAATGGTCCCTCGGATAACCCCCAACCAATTTGATGACTTCTCTGGTTGGTTCATTGAGGACGCCTCGTTTCGTTTCTCCTATGAAGTCCCTGAGGGAGCCGCAGTCAGCCTTGTCTACTACAATGAATTCCTTTTTCCAGCCGTGGCTGATGGTGACATCACCGAGTACACGTTGGTCCTCCCAGACATCATGATCTACTCCGCAATGTTCTTCGCCTGCACCCACTTCATGGACGACCGTAAGTCTGGTTTTGAAGGTGATCTGAGTGTCTTGATTCAGGAGCTTCAGATGATGGTCAACTTGGACGAGTGGACAGGAACTGGCCTACAAGTAACCCCACAAGGAGGGGGTATCGTATGACTGAACCACACAGAAATGCTACATCCCTATATGCCATCAAAGGTGGTCAGATTGGGAACAACATACTTACTGAACTCCTTCGCGGCCTCTCGTCCTACAATCTCTGGATTGAACTTGGGAATGAGGGAACAGAAGAGGACTACCTAGAATGGCTCAGAGGCCCTCAAGGAATCCCAGGTATCGGAATTCAAGGTATCCAAGGCCCACCCGGTCCTGAAGGCAGTGTAGCCTCAGACCCAGGTTCATCCTTCGTCATCTATGCTCAGAAATACGCTCCTAGTTCATCTGGCCATTTAACAATCGGGGCCACAGATGGTGACCCTAATGCAGTCTTTGTGGCACCTGTAGGGTTCCATATGGATTGTCTGACATTCGCTACAAGCGCTGAGGCAGGTCTTACCTATGATATGACGGTAAAGGTCTGGGTCAACGGTGTGATGAGACATGGTAGTGTCATCGCTTCTGGGACTGGGAAAACCACCATAGTTGATGACGGGATAGATGTGGCTGTTTCTGCTGGCGACACTATCAACCTAACGTACACTTGTGGTGGTGTGAACAGCAGCCTAACCATTACAACAGCCATTCACTGTTCCTCTGGACGTGGTGGTGGTTTCTTTGACCTACGATGTGCCCAAGCACAGTGGTCAGATAATGGTTTCTGGATGTCTTGGGGTGATCGTAATGCGTATGGCAGAGAAGGTATGCCTGCACCTATGAACTACCAACTAGACACAATAACACTTGGGTTTGACCGCGCGCCTGATTACGACACGGGTACTCTGGAAGTCTACATTGATGGGGCTGTTGTAGCGACTGCTAATGTGTCTAACACTACCGAACAGACTCTTGGGCCTTTTGGCTTGGACGTATCCAAAGGAGACCGTATTGGTTTCAAAGTAATTGGCGACTTGGATGGCTTAGGTGGTACTCTAAACTGTAAATTACTAGCCTCATGTTTTGATGCTAATGGCGATGGCGGTGTGTCGCAACACATGGTTGTTGGGTCTAATAAGGACATGGACAACGGTGAGGCGTATGGTCATTTAGGAGCCTATGTTGTCCCTAAGGATTGTACGATGACCGCTGTTGGCATGGGCTTCTACGAGTCAGTATCGGTGACAGAGCATATACTGTATTACTCGTTAAATGGTGGTACTTCTACTGAACTAATGACTCTCCCTATCGGCTATCAGGGTTTAAGTTCTACTGGACTGTCTTTGGCTCTTTCTGCTGGTGACATTATTGAATTTACCCACACTGGTGGGGATAGTGGCACCACTGGTACTGCAAGTGTCGTTTTCGAATACGCTGCCACTGGTGTCGTGGACTACCCTAAAGTTCCTTTAATCACTTCAGGGACCACAGGGTATGCTATCACTGTCAATGCAACTGAAGACGCCTATGAGTTGACAGGGCCATACTCTGATGGCGCTGACGGTCTTGATGGTGCTACAGGTCCAGCAGGCGCTGACGGTCTTGATGGTGCTACAGGTCCAACAGGTCCAACAGGTCCAGCAGGCGCTGACGGTCTTGATGGTGCTACAGGTCCAACAGGTCCAGCAGGCGCTGACGGTCTTGATGGTGCTACAGGTCCAGCTGGTCCAGCAGGCGCTGATGGAGTTGATGGTGTGCTTTCTGGGACCGTAGCAGAATTCAACACGGCTTTGTCGGATGGAGACTTTGCAACTCTAAGTGGCGTTGAAGACCTAACCTTTAAAACGCTATCTAGGCCCTACATTATCCATGGTGTTGATTGGTCAACCTCCACCGCTAGGACATTGGTTATCACAGACATTGCTAAGAAGATTTTCATGGTTAGTGCTTCTCCCAACACGGTAACAATCCCAACAAATGCATCTGTACCGTTCTTAGCTGGTTCTATCATAGGTATCACCACGTATGGCGCTGGTACAACTTCAATTGTGGCTGACACAGGTGTGTATGTGAATGGGGTTTTGGCTGGTGCCACTACAATCCTTAATCAGTATTCAGGTGTCACGCTAACTTATGTAGGGACAGATACATGGGTGCTGGAAGGTAATCACGGTGTAATTTCATGAGTCTTTTAGCGTTCCAAAATCAGAGGTGGGGTATAAATTCCGTATCATCGCCGCCTGCTGTCCCCGTGCTAACTTTTAACTCCGCTACCTTGATCAGTAGCTCTGACGATGTTGTCGTAGCATACCCAACTGGTATTGCATCAGGGGATTTGATTGTCGTCTACGCGGCCTCAGACAGTGTGACAGGTATTAATAACTTCCTCACACCATCTGGATACACCTTACACAGCAGTACAGGTAGTGACACTACTGACTCTATGATTAACATTTTCAGCAAAAGCGCTGATGGGACTGAAACTGGTAACCTAACAGTTGAAGCCCTTGGGACTACCAATGTGGATCGTGCTGTCTATGTGATGAGGCTGACAGATGGAACCAACGGAGTATCTATGGGTGTTGTAGGGACGCCTGCTGCTTATAAATCAGATAGCAGCGTCACAATACCATCAATCACGACGACTGAGGATAATAGTTTGCTATTGGCTATGGTCTCATTTGACGGTTCTGACGCTACTGCTTGGTCCTATACCAACTCCTACACTGAAGAAGGTTCAGCCTCCATAGGCGGGGCTGGTGGTATTGGCTCGTCCTTCGCTTCCAAACCCCATGCAACAGCAGGGGCCTCTGGTACAACCACAGCATCTCAAACCCTAGCTGACGGTATTGGTGGTATCCAAATCTCTGTCCATTCAACCCCATAAAGGACAACCTATGCCCAACCAAACCGTCCCTGACATCTTAAATAATCACGGAAAGGAAGTAGCCGACTTGGCCGCTGCATCTACAGCGCTGGGCGCATACTTGTCATGGCTCCCTGAAATAGCGGCCTTATTGGCAATCATCTGGACTGGCATTCGCATAGGTGAATGGGTCTATGAAAAACTCAACAAAATCTTTCGGAAGGAGAGTAAACCCGATGGATAACTTCGACAAATCATTTGAGCATACAGTGGGCCACGAAGGTGGCTTCACTCGTAACCGTAAAGACCGAGGCAACTGGACATCCGGTGTGGTCGGTAAGGGGGCCTTAAAGGGCACCAAGTATGGCATCTCAGCGATGACCTACCCTAACTACGATATTGAGAACCTGACACTGGACGTGGCCAAGGACATCTACCAGCACGACTTCTGGGCAGCTTCTGGCTGTGAAGGTCTGCCTATCGGGCTGGACTTCCTTGTCTTCGACGCTGCTGTGAACCATGGCCGGTCCCGGTCCATTAAGTTCCTCCAAGAAGCTATTGGGGCTGTCCCTGATGGTGTCCTTGGCCCTCGGACTATGAAGCGGGTCAACCAACGTGGCACCTTTGAGATGATCCAAGAGTTCTCGGTCCGCCGGGGGATGTTCTATGCAGGCATCAGCACGTTCGCCACCTTCGGGCTGGGATGGATGCGTCGTCTTATGGATACCACGGCTGAAGCCCACGTCATGCTTCGTGAGGATACTCTATCAACTATAGGGGCCTTGGACATCCCTGTGAACACCAACGCTCCATTGGATCAATCCAATGCAGAACCAGAGGCTCCCTCTCGAAGCTGGTTTCGGAGGTTCGTAGCGTGAACATTCTAGCAGTCCTACAGGCCATCGCTCCGTCGATCTTCAAGATCATTGATGACGCTGTAGAAGACAAAGACATGGCGAACAAACTCAAGAACGAAGTCTCTATGCAGATGCTCAACAACCAGTCGTCCATTGCTGATGCCTCAGCCAAGGTCGTCATGGCCGAAGCCTCAGGTGAAAGCTGGCTGCAACGCAACTGGCGTCCTATGCTCATGGTCTGGTTCTCCATCCTGATCGGGGGCTACTGGTTTGGCTTCGTACCTATCAACATGCCTATCGAAATTGTAGGCAAGTTGTTCAACCTTGTGACCATCGGTGTAGGTGGTTATGTGGGCGGACGTACCGTTGAGAAAGTAGCCACCACTATCGCTCCAATGCTTGGGAAGGTGACCTCTAAAGGGGCCTGACGCTCGCTGTAAGGGGGTCCACAGTTCGATCTTCATCTTTCATAGGTGGATATCCCCTGTGGACCCTAAGGCTCCTGTACGGGAGCCAATGTACGATTTAAGTCTCTCTTGGATTAGTCCAAAGGAGCATAAAAAAGCCCCACAAAGATACCTCATTACGAGGCGTCCTTGTGGGGCTTTTTTTTTGTTCATATCAGGTCGTCAGTCTCGACAACCTCTTCGACTTCAATACGCATGATACCATCAACAGGGATCATGACAATACGTTCTGGTGTAGTGAATGTGCTGACACACAGGAACCCCTCGTTGATGTTGATGTTGTTGGTGTCATCCAGGGTGAATTGTTCTTCCCCACCGTGATCGTTAATCACAGTCAGGTTGTAGGTGTTGTTGTTCATGTTGCATCCTTCAGTTCATACCGGGCGTACCGGCTTTTGGTTATTGCGTGGGTCTTCATCACGGCATCAATGTCATGCCCAGCGTCCTTCAGGTCTTTGATACGTGCAGCCAATCGCGTGATGTTGTAGTCACGGTAGGCTTCGGCCTGAGAGATTGAACCAAGGCGTTTAAGATGCTTCAGCACTTTTTGGGCTTGTGTCATTTGGGTTCCTTCGGGATTTCAGCCCATGAATGAAACCGACATACATCTCCCCAACCACCAACGATCCAGCAATGGCGACCTTCGACCATGTGGAACAGGTCATGGGGGATGGTGTGGGATAGCTGGACGCCGCAACAACCACCCACTTCAGAGAGGGTCATACCGTTCTTGGTGATCTGTTGGACGTACATGAGGGTGCGAGGTTTCTCTGCCATTATGGGTTCCTCATGAGCCAAGCCTTGCGGCAATGTTGTGGATCGAACCAAAAGATACGATCTGTGATTTTGGTGAACAGGTGACTGCGCTTGCAGCCATTCAGTCGTCGTTCATGCCAACGGGCACACAGGGAGTATCCCTTAGGCCCCAAGGTCAGGTGGTTGGTGGTCACACTTAACCAGACCACCCAAGCGGGTAGCTCCATCGTTCTCTCCTTTGGGTTTTTAGTGGATTGTCACTTCGTCAACCGAAAGGTCCAGAATGCTGGACAGTGGGATGACGACAACTGATACAGGCTCCGGTGCTTCAGCCAAGGTTAGCGCCAAGACACCATCTTCGATCTTCATATGTTCTGGGTCTGTGACTTCCCAAGAGGCTGTGTAACCATTGTTATAGTTGACGAAAACTTCGTACATGATTTCTCCTTTGGATGAGTCCAAGGGACACCTGAAGAAAGGCAAAGTCTGACTTGCTAGGTGCCCCAAGGTTTTCGTTTCATTAACTTTTGGGGTTCTCAAGGTTGGCAATGCGGTCCCAAAGCCCTTCGATCAGGTCAGCCATCATGTGGCGTTCCAATTCGGACAGAGGTTCACAGTGATCATGCCTCAAGAGGTCAACAACAATGGCAGGGTCAAACCCGTCTTCCATGTTGTTGATCTGGTTCAGGAGCCTCAAGGCGTGTGGGTTAGACACCACAAGAACCCCCTTTGCCAGAGATGTCACAGATGTCGTGGGTCTGCACGGCCTCCGAGAACTCCTGCCCAAGCTGGGTCACAGCCTCGTTGTAGGGTACGTGGGTTAGAGGTTGGCCACCCCTTGCGCCATCGGGATAGCAAGTGAAACCACGTAGTCTGGGAGCGTAACGAGCCAGAGTACCGGCGAAGTCAGAAACAGTGTCTTCATTGTTGTTCTCCGACCCCCAAGCGGGGAGGTTGATGGTTGAGGAAATAGCTTGGTCAACATAGTCCTGAACATCAGCTTGGAACTTAATCCGGCGCTCATAATCAAGAGCTAGATCACCAGCACTTTCAATCTTGTCAGGGTCAGTTCCATAGCGCTCAATCATCTCTTGGGCTGTGCCATCGACCACATACTGGTACACCCATTCAGATGTCCCCTTCAGGTATCGTCGCTTGTAGGCAACGGCATAGAGGGGTTCGATCCCAGTGGTTGTTCCAGCAAGGATACCAATGGAGCCTGTTGGTGCGATAGCCCGGTTAGCCACGGGGCGGCTGACGCCAAGGGCATCTGCTGTTGATCGTGAAGTCTGATCAGAAACTGACTTCCAGATGTCGAGCCATTCGTGGAGTTCAGGGACGACTTCATAACGGTAGCCACGTTGTAGCAACCATTCGTGAACCCCCATAAGGCCAAGACCCAATCGGCGGTTCTTTTGACGTACCAAGTCGATCTTGGCAAAAGGCATTTCTGCCTTCAGGGTGCCACAGATCAGAAATTTGGTGGCCAGTGCTGTAACGTCTTCCAGATCGTCTTGCGACGTGATCCGTGCCAGATTGAGAGAGCCAATATTGCAGACATCACTATCATCTTCAGACGTGACTTCCGTGCAGGCATTGCGAAGTGTTTCATTTTCTTTCTCGAAGAAGTTGAAGGAGAAGCCCGGTTCGGCTGTGCGAAGGGCTTGCTGGACGTTCTTGATGAACACAGGATCAGTGGCATTACCTGTGAAACGGTCACACAAGTGGTGGTCATCCATCGGCATCAGCCAATCGGTCTTGTAGTTGACCGAGATGTTCGTCATGTCCAGCGGGGCAGGGAAGTTGAAGTCCTCCTGCTTAATGTCCCAAAAGGTCTTCCCAGTGTTCCCCACGGGCATCTCATCCCAGTTCTTGCTGGTCATGAAAGCGAACACGTCAGGATGTGTCCTGTCCAGTGAGGCGTAGAGGGCAGATCGACGGGAGCCACCTTGCATGACATTCCGACCAATCTCATTGATCATCTGCATCTTCGGGATAGGCCCAGAGGCATGACCACCTGTGCGGGCGATGATGGCTCCGCTATGACGATAGCGGCTATAGTCGTTGCCAATACCGCCTCCGGTCATCAGAGCATTCTCTACCTTCCATGAGAGGTCTGCCCAGTCTTGTCTTGTATCCTCTTCAGAACGGAACAGGTAGCAGTTGTTGAAGTATTTGTGGGGCCTGCCAGCGTAGTAGAGATAGCGACCACCGGGGACGAACTTCAGGTTGGTGATGGCGTCAATGAGGGCTGAGATTTCATCGGCGGGTAGTAGGTCACCACAGACATCACGAACGAGAGTGTCAGCCAGCTTGGCCCATGTCTCAGAACCTTCGTGAGCATATTTGTGGTTGAAGATGTCCTCGCTAAATTTGGAGCGGAACATTGGGTTGATGTTAGATTTGAATGGCACTTACTTCCTTTCGTATAGTTGCAATGAGGCTCCCTTAGATAAGTCCAAAGGAGCCTCGGTGTTCACAGTGCGATGAGCAGGGTGAGCCAGACCGGAGCGGTCATGGCTAGGACAACCACAGCAAAGAAATAGAAGATGATTGCCATCCCCATGGCGTTAGTAATGAGCGCCTTCATGCAGCGACCTTTGCGCGTTCCTGCATTGCCAGGTATTGCCTCAATACATGCTTAGCCACTTCGGACATGTCAGGTTCGACATAGTTTGGCCCTTTGGTGACCTTTCCCACTTCGTTGCGGATAGGGTTACCATCGTCATCTAGTTTGGACATGTTGCTGTCATGGACCAGTTCAAACGAGTGCATGATGTCGTGTCCGTCCAAGAATTCCTGCTCGGCCAGAGTGATCAGGTTGTTCGTATACGCAACCAGCCCCAAAAGTTCCCCATCGTCCACCAGCATGGCACCAGCGGCTTCCTTGGCGTCATCATCAGCGTATTCCAAGGCCACCAGAAGGCCGGTAACGACATAGAGGTAGTCACCAATTTCTTTCATCAGGTTGCCAGCGTTCTCGGCATTGACATCGGCCTGCATGATCTGGGCCGCTTCAATGACTTCCTTGGCCTCTTCGCGGATCAGTTCGTACTGGAAGATTGGTGTGACCGAGACATCAAAGGCTGTGTTGAATTCCTTCACCATTGCAGTGAAGGCAACAGCGTGTTTTGGATTAGGCATTGGTCGGTCCTTTCGACTTTGGGGCTTTCTTGGGTGTAGCTTTGGTTTCTTTTGGCGGGGCAGGGGCCAGCATTCCAGCAGCTTCAAACAGCGTGTCGGCATCGGGGGTTCGTCCCCACAGCATTTGCAGTTTATTAGCGATGTTGGTCAGTCGGAGATGGATGGGATCATTGGGGTTCATGCGTTTGCCTCCGCATCGGAGCGCCCAGCATCGTAACCATCGTCGTAGCCAGCATCATAGCCTTCGGTGTGACCATCGTCGTAGCCATCCTTACGGGCCTCGTCAGTCAGTGCTGTCAGTTCAGCAGAGGTGAGTGTTGTTTCAAGTTTCATCGTGTAAGAGCCTTCCAGCTATGTGGATAAAGGGGTTTGATGATTTCAGCGACTTGTGTAGCGACCAGTTGGATTTCCTTCTGGGCATGGCTGTCAGATCGTTGGATGAAGAATTGCGCCCAGCCATACAGTGATCCGGTCATGTGGAATTCAGTGTACATAGACTGAGGGAGGACCATTCGGGCCTGTTCGGCACAGATGCCAGCGTCGATCATAGAGATATATGTATCTACAGCGTCGTTCATTGCTTTACAGGCATTCGCACGGTGCCAATCGTTGTCTTGAATAGCCTCGTCACTGGACCCTTGCTTCACATTGTCAGCAGCTTCACGCCATACCTCAGGCATGAAAAAATCAGGCTCATCAGTAACGTACCGACGACTGATTTCATTGACAACAAAGCCAACCTGATGCTTGTGGATTTGACGTGCGACGAAGATAGGAACCTTCATGTGCAGGGAGATTTGGCAGTGACCAAAGGGGGTCCAATGGGAGGGCATGGATTTGACGTGGTTCAGGAGGTACTCAACATCTTGTTCATCACCATAAATCGCCCACTGCTCAAGTTCATCCTTAATTCCCTCCCAATCCCCTGAGGTACACCCACGGGCTAGGAAGTCGATCAGTCCTTGGTCGGCCTTGGATAGAGTTCCACCATTAAGGTCTTTCTCCCCAGCGGTTAAGTTGGGCCAAATATCATCACCAATATACCCACCATTTTCCCACTCACTCGTCTTCCCAAAGCTGACCCGTGCAGCATTCACCACGGACAGATCGGTGCCCATGTGGTCGATGTATGTGGTTTTCATTTGTCCAAACCTTCCATACGAAACTGACACGCAAGCAGAGCGTCATGTTCCTCTTTGGTGATGATCACACACGGAACCACTTCCAAGATTTCCTGATCATCAAACCGGTCTTGTTTGCGGCCATAGCGGTAAGGCTGTGCGTTGTTCCAAGCGTTCTTGGCGTGACCAGGGGCTGACCACACCTGCTTACCGCGATGGGTTTTGAAGCGATCACCAGTGGTCTTGTTTTGGATTGCAAATATGTTCATGTCCAATCTACTCCATTATCAATGATGTGTTTCCGATAGACAGCCCGCTTGAGCCTCAGGGCCTCCACAGCGCTATCAATGACGCTGCTCATGTCAGCGAATGTTTCGGCCAACAGTTCCCACTCAAGCAGAGAGTCGGGATTGTCGGTCATGTCGGCCTCTTGGAAGTCCTCGGCAAATGCTTCGAACAACTCTTCTCGGTCGATGGTCAGAGAGCCAAGTTCCACGTCTGTGTCACCCACATTCAGGGTGCAGACTATGGAGCCATCTTGGGTGTCCCAGTTCAGGTTCAGTTCAGTGTCAGCCATTGCCATTCATCCATCTTGTTTGTGTGATTTCAGTGATTTCTTCGAATGCCTTTATGGCGTCCTTGGATTTGGTGTACCGTCGATCAATTTGATCAACAGAGAACGGACCCATTACTGGTCTGAACCTCCTATAGACCTCCGCGTTACAAAAACGCGACAACAGGTCTGGGGGTACGTCTGTTGTTGGGATTTCTCCCCAGATTGTTGCGAAGTATTCCATGGGATTCCTTTGGATTAATCCAAGGGAGCCTTAGACGTGTTCACCACGTTGGTGCATTTCGATCATTTCTTCAGCGAACATCTTGATCTTGTTCAGATCATACAGAGGATCGACGCCCTCTTTTTCACCCAGCCGGTAGCAAGCCTTGAAGACGTTTCCACGGGCAAAGGACATGCGCTGGGCGCTGATCAGATGTCGTAGTTCAGAGGCGTGTGCTGGGAAGTCGTAGTATGTAGTGTCAGCAGAACCGTCTGAGGTGCCTTTGGGGGCGTGTGTGGCCAGATTATCAAAGATAGCACCCACGGCCTGTTGTACGGGCTGTGTGGCCACCCTGAAGGTTGATGATGTGGTTGAGAAATTTGTCTCAGGTTTGTTGGTTTTGAGGGCTAGGCCCATCCAGCCTGTGGTAACTTCATACGTCTCACCCACGGTGAAGGAAGCGGTGTCAGTGGAGACACACACCAACTTGTCACCGAGGATGGTCTCAAGGTCTTGAAACGCCGCGACTTGGTTCTTATCCACGATGAATAGGGAATGGCTGTACTGGCTGTTTCGGCCCCGCTCGTTGGTTACATAGAGGTCAGAGTGGGTGCCATCTTGGCAAACCAAATAACGCTGAGAGAGTGTGAAGACTTTGGTGCCGGGTGACTGCTTAACGCAGATCAGCGTGTCACCCTGTCGGGCACTACCGTTGTTCAGGATTTCTTGGAGAGTTTGGCCTTGGGTTCCCATAGGGTCACTTTCTTTGTTTCAAAATCATAATCCCCATGTCTCAGAATGCGGGCCACACGGGCCATTGTCAGAGCGTATTCAGGGGTGAGGTTTTTCTGGATGAAGGCAGCTTCAGTAGCGGCCCAGAGTTGGTCGAGAGGGGCGATGTCAGGGATGACCTTGGTGGCCCCAACGATCCCCACACGGGGGATACCCTTGTAGTTGTCGATGGTGTCTCCTGTCATGGCCTGACGCAGCCAGTTCAGGTTGGCTTCATCCTCAGTGAAGTGATGCCAATCAGCATGTTTCCGGCCATGAGATGACGGGATCATGAGGTTGCAGGGGATGGTAGCGAAGTCCTTGTCAGCAGAGATAGCCAAGGTCTTCTCAGGGAACTCAGAGCATCGAATGCCAATCAGATCATCAGCTTCAATACCCTCTTCGAAAATGGCGTCCATCCGGTCAATGACTTCGGCTTTCAACCCATCAAAGCAGGGGTGACGTTCGATGTCCTTACGGTTGGCTTTATAATCTGGGTAGAGGTCATGTCGGAAGTTCTTGCCAACTGAATAGACCATATAGAAGTCCTTCAGCTTGCCAGCTTCCTTGAGCCACTTCGCCAGTATCCAATCGAAGTAATAGAGAGCCTGTTTCCAGTCGTAATTAGGCTCTCCATCAAAGTCCCTGTCCACGAATGACACCGCCCTGTGAAGGATGATGTCAGCGTCGATGAAGGCGACGGGGTTCTTAGGTTTTACCAAGATGAGGTGTCTGGGGTGTAGTCCATGCTACTGAGTGTCATTTGTGATTCCACAATGTTAGTATTGAATTTCACCACACCAGCATCAGAAAGTGCCTTGCTAATGCCTGACACACAGTCACGATTACCGCCCGGTCCATCATAGCCCCCAACCCGCCAAAGGATGGCTTGGAGTGTTGAGGCTTCATCCACAGTCATCAGCAGTTCGATCATGGGGGTTTCAATGGTCTCTTCGACCATCTTTGTTTCGAGTTTGGTTGTCTTGTTTGCTTGGGCCATGGTTGGCTCCTTTGGATTGATCTAATGCAGCCTCTCAAAGTCGCTGTTGGTCAGCGGACTGGATGGCCGGTTGTCATTGAAGTGGTTGATTACTTGGTAGCCTTGGAACTCCCCACGGGATTTCCTTGGTTTAACCACAGATTTACTGACGCGATCTGGGTACTGAGATTTCACCAGACGTGCAGCTTTGTCAGCCGCCCCCTCCGACACGAAGAGAGCGACCGTTGGGTCAGAGTTGTCTTGAAGCATTGGTTCCTTAATGTGTGTCAGCCCACGAAAGGCCGATATCAGCAGAGCCAACCAAAGGACAACGAATGCCCAGCGCTTCACCAGCAAGACGAATACTGTCCTTGCCTAGATCAGCAATTGGGGATGTCAGTTTTCCATCGACCTCCTTGACAAGATTAGGATGGACAGAGACTTGGAATTCGTCATGCACGTTGGCACAGAAGAACACTTGGTCGAGCAGTTGTTGTTTCTCCAACTCGCTCCCAAAGATATTCAGGGCCTTCTTCATGACGATTGAGCCATTGCCTTGCAGCAAGGTATTCAAGGCCGAGTGATCAGACGCCGATGGTATCCACCGATTGTCGTGACCGGGCAGGGCACCATATTTGTTGTGGGCCTTCTTAGACTTGGCGATGAGTTCACCGAGACCGACAATACCGACTTCAATCTTGGACCTCAGGATTTTCCCAAGGGCACTAGGGGAGCCTTTAGGGATTTCCATTCCGGCTTCCCGTGCGTCCTCTTGCACGATGATCCCCAGCTTCTTATCGAAGCATCCATAGTTGTGGGCATAGATCATCGTCTTGGCACTAGGCCTCAGGAATAGTCCCGCAGCCTTCATATTCATCGTGTGGATGTCGGTCCCTAAGGACTTGTCACCAGAGTGAACAATATCGACATACAGACCATCATCATATGGTTGTAGAAAGTGGGCCAGTTCGCGTAGTTCAAGACCTTCAGCATCAATCCCTATGAGATAATGTCCGTGGTCAGGGAGCCACAAGGCCCTCATACAATGATCACCGTCAGCTTGTGCCACATTTGGTTTGAAGTGGCTCATGCGGTGTGTTCTTGCACCTAGAGTGTTGATCTGGCCGTGGATGAAGTGGGTTCCATCAGGGCGTAACTTAGCCATGTTCAACCAAGAGTTCTTTCCGTCAGCTATCATCCCCAGCTTCTTACCGATGGTGAGGTATCGGGCTATCACCTTGGCCTCAGGGTAGGGGAGGTCTCCCAGGATCGTTTCATCAATCTTGGGGATGCCTGTCTTGGTCTTTAATTCAGGCTTCCAACCATGGGCTGTGATCAGACGGTCAGCAATCTGTTGACGTGAACCGACATTAAAAACCTCAACGCCATCTTTCAGACGTTTAGGCTTACCTGTGATCTTGTCGAATTGCTTCTCAGAGTAGCGTTCAATGGTGATGGGGGGGAATAACTCACGCATGTCCCTTTCAATCTCAAGGCTCTCAACCCTCAGATCAGTTTCAAGACGCTGGGCACCCTCATAGTCAAACCGGAACCCATGTTGCGATTGGAGGCTTATCCAGTAGGCGGTCTCGAATTCAAGTTCGCAGGCGACTTTGTATTTCTCGTAAAAGGCTCCCATCGCTTTGACCTTGCGGCCATTCTTGTGTTCACCCTTCCATGCTTGTTGCAGGATGCGTACATCTTGGATGCCGTAGGTAACCATTGCTTTGGAGAAGTGGTCGAAGTCATGGAAGTCTCCTTTGGGATACCCAAGGGCCTCACCAATGTCAGCCAGAGCGTGGCGTTTGGCTGTGCTATCCATGAGGCGTGAGATGATGAGAGTGTCAATGATCTGCTCCCGACGAAGTGTGCCGGGGTACAGTTTGTTTATGGCGAAGAAGTCGAAGCCAAAGGCATTGTGGAAGGCCACCTTTTCAGCAGCCTTCACGATGCCCAAACCTTCTGCCAGAGATGGAAAGCCCGGTTGATCTGCGTAGACCGTTACCGGACCATCCACCTCTGTAGCGAGTTGGAGCGTCCACATTGTCGTGATGTCTTCAAGAAAGTTGTCCCCTTCGCAATCAGCGAAAAGGATTTCAACCATCCTTGTTTTCTTCCTTCCGGTAGTCGTTGAGGCTGATCACGTTACCAGAGTTCAAGGCGTCCTCAGGGTCTCCCTCAGGTTCCTCTTCCAGTGCTTGGCCCAGATCAATCAGAGGATCACGACCATCAAGGAACAGGTAGATGGTACGGGTGTCCTTCATGGCGTCCTCAGGATACCCATTGGGGCCTGAGTGCAATTTGTGGGCATAGTTCATCGCCGTGAGTCGCTTGTTCAGATCGGCATCAAGTGGTGGTGCTGTTTCTGCATTGGATTGATCCAAGTCAAAATCCTTCTGTCATGTCTGTGGGGGTGCCAGAGGTTCCAGTGAACCCCACTGCACTTGGCAGAACGATCCGTCCGGTATCACTGTCGTATCCCAATGTGAGGGTGTGGCCAGTTGCTTGGCCGGTGTAACGGTCCTTTAGAACCCTGAAGGTTGTCTCTTGCCTCTCAGCCTCGTCTTCAGCCTGTTGATCCCTTTCGAGACCGAACATGAAGAAAGACCAGAAGCCAATGGCACGACTGCCTTTGAAGTGTCTGATCATAACTCGACCACCTTCCTCATGGGGTGTCCCATCAGGCGTTGTCAGGTGTGAGATGAAGTGGATGATCAGGCTCAATTCGTTAGCCAGCCCAGCCATCTCTTTCATGATCTGTTCAAGAGAACCTTTTTCGTCGGACGTGTCAGCCATCGCTGTCAGGTGATCGACATAGAAAATCTTGATGTCTTCAGCCACGGCCATGTGTCGGATGCGATCTTTGACGCCTTCCCACTCTGTCTGTCCAAAACTGTCATAGAAGATGATCTTGCCCTGTAGAGGTTCACAGGCTGTCACCAGTTCCTCAGGGGTCCACCCAGAGTCAGGGATGTGGAAGCGCTTTCCAGCTACCTTTCCAGCGATCCTCTTGACGGTCTCAGTGGGCTTTTGTTCCAGATAGAGAACCCCGACCTTCTTACCTAATTTAACAACATCAAACTCCACTTGCTCGGTAAATATGTCAGTCTTGCCTGTCCCGGTCCCACCACCCAGGCCATAGATTTCGCCATAGCGTCGGCCATAGGTCAGGTCAGTTAGTTCAGGGATGAACCATGGTAGACCCCACTCGACGGGCTTCATGGCTTCTTCAAGGATGTCGTTGACGTGGACTAGGCCATCAGGTCTGACTTCTTCAGCTTGAAACACAGCTTCCATAGCAGCCTTGTAGGCACCAGCCATCATTGCTTCGTTCAGGTCTTTGAACTCCTGAGGGAGCGATGCAATGAACATCTTCTTTGGCGACAATAGGCCCCGGCAGGCTTCAACAGCGATCTGCCCCGGCTCGTCATTGTCGAAACAGAAGACTACCTTTTCGAAACTTTCGAGCCATTCAAGGTTGGCTTTGATAGCCCCTTTGGCACTCTCGGCACCATTCGGGATGGACACAGCAGGCCAACCTTTACGCATCTCAGCGTAGGACATGGCGTCTATTGCACCCTCAGTGATGACCAGAACCTTGGAACCACCAGCCTTAACAGCGTGTTTGCCAAAGAGCAGCTTCGACACGTTACCAATGGCAGCGAAGTTCTTGTCCTTGTCTCTGATCTTCTGACCGGCAAGGGCACCAGTTTCGTCATAGTATTGTTCGATGTGGACTGTCTTACCTTTGAAGTCGTACATCGCCGTGCCTTCTTTGGCAGGATAGTCCTTTGGAACCTTCCCAACCACATAGCGATAACGTTTGGCTACCTCTTCGGAGATACCACGGGCTGTTAGTGCCATGACTTCCCCTTCGATGAATTGATGATTTGCCACTTTTCTTCCTTGGATTGATCCAACTGAGGTAGGGGCATTGTCATCCTTCCAGCTTTTGCAGCCGGGGGTGAAGCATTTGTACCACCCACGACTATTGAGGCTTACGTTGTCGTCTGACCCACAGTGGGGGCAGGGGAGATTATTACGGACGAAGTAGCTTTCTCCGGATTCGCTTTGATCCAATTGCCATTCCTTTCGATTTTGGCGATCAGTTCAGCGCCCATCTTGACGCGCAGTCCTGAAAGGAAGGGTGACAAGAAGAGAAGGGCTGTACGAGTGTCGTCCATAGCGTTGGTCCTCCACATCCAGATCGGACGGGGGCATCCTTTCTTTTCACGCTGAAGTAGGGTTCCCACTTGGACGATTTCATGGAAGCGTTCCATCATAGGACGCTCAACACTTTCGACCTTCAGAATTAACCCGGTCTTGGGCCACATGCAGCGACCTTCGAAGATACCAGCCGCCCATGCCCGTTGTAGGGGGTGGACTTTTTTCATTGTTCAAACATCCTGTCTACATAGTCTTCAATGTCCTCAGTCACGATGGTTGCTCGGACTTCGGTGTGAGGTGCTTCACCTTCCCTTGCGAAACGCTTGTAGGCGTTCAGAGCGATGATCATGTGGTCATCAGCCCAATATCTCTGATCCTCACCAGACTTCGCTTTGGTCATACAGTCCAAAGGTAGCTTGGCGAGGTTATCCACGTCAGATCGGTGGACGGGATGGTCAGAGGTTTTGTATCGAGGCATGACGAATTTAATCCGCACATCCACAGCACCTGGGGCCTTCAACGCTGGCGCTGTCTTCAGCACCTCGTCAAGAAAGCCTTTATATTCGGTGTGCTTCTTGGGATAGAATGTCATGCCCCTTTGGGTCACCCGTGGTCGGGCAGCAGGGACAGGATCAGCTTCGATTTGAAACTGAACCGATGTCATCAAAAGGGAATTTCGTCATCGTCGTCTTCTTCTGACGGAGCAGGGGCAACATAGCCACCTTCTTCATCGTCAAAGCCCTCGGTGTTGCCACCTTCTGAGAAAGAAGTGTTCTTTTCGATCAGTTGTACCATTTTGATCCGCAATGTGACGCCAGAACCAAAGCCTTCATAGGGCATGGCCTCGGCCTTCACACGGATCACATCACCACCCATGATCTTGACATCATCCGGCAGAGATTGCCGTTGGCTGTCGATCAGACCGGGCTTGTACTTGCCCTTGGCGTCAAAGTAGATTTTGTCAACGTGGTCTTCGTCCAGCTTTGGCTTGTCTTTACCATCTTCAGGAACGAAGTCATCCTCGTCCTGATCTTCAGGGTATTCAAAGGGCGACTTGTGGACCTTCTTCAGCTTCACACCATTCTTCTTGGCTTCAGCCCGAACGCTGTCCATCACGTTGTCCAGAAAAGCCCGAACTTCAGGGGTGTCTTCCAGAATACAGCGTGTCTTGAACTTGGGATCACCCTTGCCTTCAAAGGCTTCTTGGGGTTCGTTCAGGTAGGTAAACTTCGCCATCCCAGCAGGGAAAACGAATTCTTTGTATCGTGGCTGTTTTGCCATGTTTATTCCTCAATGATCTTGTTGATGTTGGTGAGGACTTTCGAGGCCCGCTTGTTGTCAAACAGCATGGCAGAGTTGGTCGCCTGAATTTGGGCAACCTTTTCGGCATTGTTGGTGATTGTTGTGACATTGGCGTCAATGAACTTGTTCAGATCAGATGCGGTCTTTTCGAAAGTCTTCAAGATGGTCGAAAGGCTCTTAGTGAACATCCATTCTCTCCTTTGGATAAGTCTAAGATAAAAAAGCCAGCCGTGAGGCCGACCAGTGATGAGTGGGGGCAAGCAGTAACCAGACATCCCGTGGGTCTGGGATTTGAACCCAGTGCTTGTATTCAACCCCACTCATTGGATAGGCCGACCCTGAGGTTTGGAGAACCAAGGGAGGGGGCGGGGCGGGCCAGCCTATCTAAAGAAGGGGGTTTGTGTGGGTCTCTCCCCACTTGTCACCGTTAGCCTTACGGTCTGGACCGGGGCGCTACCCCGACATGCTCTGAGCCGTTCCCCAGTGAAGGGAAACGGAATTAAATTTCGGATGATACTCCTAGTGTGTCTAAGTATTGTCCCATCGACTGCCTTATGAGAAGAAAAACTCACTTTTCAGTATGTCTTGGACATTAAAGAGGCCCAACTCAGGTGCATCAGGCATGGTTAGCCCACTGTAACGCTCAACACTCTCCTTCCAGACTGCAAGGTAATCATCGTCGTACATATCGACCATTGATTGACGAAGAATGTCACGCATTGTGCCAACATGAGCGAAGGGACACCCAAAGCTATCATGGATCATGCTGAAGTCTCTGATTCCGATGTCGTGCATACGATTGACCGTGATCTGTAGGTGAGAGGCATCACAGGAATGGACAACATTTGGTGGCGCTGCTGTTGCCATCTTGCCTTTGTCGATCCCTACACGTCTGAGGAAGTCAACCTCTTCTTCACCCTCGTCTGGCTCCATGTAGACTAGGAACCGAGTGTCAAATGAGGTGATCCTTTTTGAGATAAGGTTCCGATAGGCTTGGGTGACCTTGGACCCAGCAGGAGTATCCCAGCACAGAGGTAGGTTGTTCTCTGCACACAGTGCAGCACATTCCATGAACCAAGCCTGTAGGGCCTTACCACGGTTCAGGGTCTTGTCCACCGCCTCCAAGATCAAGTCCCTCATGTACTTAGCCTGATCCCACTTGTCTGGACCGGGTTCAACGTGCTTGTCTGCAATCATGAAGTCAGCAACACCACGGGCTGTGACCCCATAAGGCACAGTCATGACAGACCGTTTGACCACCTTACGGCGTTTACTAGGGTCTGACATTTTGGCTGACCATTTAAGGGCCATAGGATCATCATTGGCAGCGTCAATCTGTATCTGTTCCCAGACACGATCAGCAACTTCCATGTAGAGGTCTTCCCTTGGCCCTGTCATGCAATTGGTAGCCTTGGCTCCCACAAGGTCACAGGCCATGACACTCAGATGTTGCGCGCCATTGCATGAACCATCTAGGTTGCCGGGTAGGTGCGACATGAAGTCTTCAGGGTCACCCAAACGCCAAGCAAAGACCCACTCATAAGCCACGGCTAGGAATTGGAATGGTTTGTCAGCCTTGAGCCATCCTCTGTTCTTCATTGGGTCATCCACCCACGAACCAATCAATGCCAGGTTTTCAACTGCCCATTCCATACGCTCGTCAGGGTGTAGCTTATCCTCACCAAAGTGAGTGGCAACTGTGAACCCCATCCAGTAGACCCCTTCGGACCCCAGCCGGGTAGGCTTGGCAAACCTTAGGAGACCCTTGGCCAGATCACTTGATTGTGGTGTGAGGTCTGAGGGGATGGGATAGATGCGTGTTCTGAAGTCCATGTTGTGGGGAAAATAGAACTTATCGAACTCCCACATCTCGCGGGCTGTTGATAGGATGCGTCTTGCAGACCGGGCCTCACCTAGTTGGGATTTGTAATCTTCATGGATGATTTGCTTGGCCTGCTTGTTGGCCTTCTTATCATCTGGTGACATCTCATCCCAGACCTCAGGGTCAAACCAAAGGTCTTGTAAGGCTGACGTGGTAGCTGGGTTGATAGGCTCATCCAACCTCAGGACAACCTCTCCATCATGTATGATGTCCATCTTACGATCAAGGAACTGATCTAGGATGTTGAGAATTTGGCCATTAACTGTCCAAGCTGTTTCTTGGACGTAGTTGACTGCGTTGACTGTGTAGTTTGAAATTTGGGTCATGTCGGTTGCCGTGTGGCCGCTGCCACCTACACCACGGACTAGGTTTTCGTTGTGGAGGAAGTAACCTCCTGAATATTGAACTGTCATGATTTTCTACCACCGTTTTTTTTTCTTTGGATTAGTCTAAGACAGCCTTTTCCCAGCGGTCTGGTTTAGCCAGCATCGGTTTCTTGACGACTTGAAAGCTGGCGAATGAAGCATGTTTCTGGGCCATGAGGCTCAAGAACTCTTCGGTCAGTCTGACGTAGTTTGGTGATTTCCCATTTTGGAAGACCTTGTGGATTTCCATTGCTTCTGGAACAGAACCAACAACTGACCTTACAAGGGCTTCACCAACGTAAAGTAGGTGACCAGTTGACCAGTTCTCTTCGTTCAATGCTACGAACTGTTTCTTCCAGCGGAGCAGGCTTTTCCTACAGGAACCGCCATTCTCCTTCACCACACGTTCTGCGAGTGACATAGGTGTCGAAGGTAGCCCCACTTTTTTGGCATACTCTTTTGCCTCGGCCTTGCTTGTGGCCACCCAATGTCGAAAGTTAAGTTCACTCTCAACTATCTGACCCACCTTCTTACAGGTGATCTGGAATGACGCACCTAAGTCTACCACATCAGCAGAATAGGTCAGGTTCATTATAGACTTGAGGGTCATCATTGCAGCCACATCAGCAGGAGGTGCTATGACTGAGGCACGTAGTTTTCTGTCGATCCTTAATGTTTGACCCATGAGAGTCTTTTGTGTTTCGAGGATGCCCTCGGTAGCAGCCGGGATCAAATCAAGTATCAGTTTTCTACCTGCCTTGGTCTCCCCAGCGTCTACCATTGAGCCATCTTTTCGGATGTTTGACTGATCGAATGCGGCCAGCCCATCTTGGAGCATCTGCCTTTCCCAAGCACTCTCCATCATGGTCTCGTCACCTAAATCAGACCACCATGTCTGAATTTTCATGTGGTTCTCCCTTGGATAAGTCTAAAGGACACCAAAAACGAGCGTGTCCCATAGCGTGTCCCCCTACATGTTGTGTTTAGTGTAGTGGGTGCTATACTAGCAGGTCAGTTAAGTTGTTGATTTTACGTTCTATGGACCTTGACGTTTCGCAGATACATACCCTTGAACATGTCTGGTGCATATTTGGTGCGTGGTTTCAGTCTGACACGCCCACCATAAAAATACACCTAAAATCAACAACTTACTGACTATTTTCATTACCCCTTCATGTATGTTCTTTCCATACTGTGTCCCATAACGTGGCCCCCTCTTGAATTCAAGGCATCTTTGGCTTTGTTCAGTGTGGTAGAAACCTCATATCGGGCATACTTCTGGGTCTGGGTGATTGAGGCATGTCCCAACAGTTGAGAGACCTCTCCCAGAGACAACCCATGCTTGAGGGCACGGGTAGCGTAGGTGTCCCGGCATGAGTGGATAGTGGCCTTTCCCTTTTCAGCTAATACACGGGCGCTGCTGGGGCAGCAGGTATGGATGCCTGTCCTCAGGTTCTTGATTGCCCTGCTCATGTTAGGGAATGGTTGGCTTTGATTGTGCAGCCGTTGTAGGACTTCCATAAGCCGGTCAGAGATAGGCACCATGACGTTCTTTTTGGTCTTGGTGTTGTAGTTGTCGATCACACCATCTGTCATGTTGATGTCGATCCACTCAACCTGTGTAGCTTCTTGCAGTCGAACCCCTGTGTCGATCAGAAAGATAAAGAGGTCGGAAGCCTTACGCCAGCCATCAGCACCATCACGTTGTGCCCTGCCTTCAAGATATGCCAGAATAGCCACTTCTTCGTCGTCAGATATGATCCGACTTTTTGAGAAGCCTTTCATCATCACAAAATCCAGATCAGCGTTTATCTTGTTCCGCTTACGTGAAAGATTGTTTGTCCTCTTCATGAATCGGATTTCAATGTTGATACTGTTGGCGGCAAAACCTTCAGCGTCACGATTGATCCGGTGGTCTTCCAGATCGTCGTCGTCCAATGTCGAGAGCATACGGTTAGGGTCTAGTGACCATAGACCGTTAAAGGAGGGCTTGAGGCCCAGCAGTTTGTTCATACAGTTTTGATACATTTCCTGCGTCTTGCCTGTCACCGTCTTCACAGTGGCCTCATAGGCGTCGTACAGGGTGATGTCAGGCTTCTCTCCGTGTTGTTTGATGTTCATCACACGCTCGTATTCCTTAGCCATGAACCGATTGGCTCCCGGTAGGTCGATGCGTCTGGTCGAGCCACGGTACTTCCTACCGTTCACTTTGAACTGGTATTGCAGGTACGGGCTATCTTCTCGTTTATAAACTTTCATCGGATGATACTCCTAGTGTGTCTAAGTATTGTCCCATCAGTGTGTCGAAACACGTCTAGTAGGTCCATATTGGGTATTTTAGCTGCGTTGGATTAGTCTAACGTAGCTTTTAGGTTTAGGTAGTGGTTGGGTGGCCTTTTCTGATCTTGGTAAGAACTCCCGAGATTTCAGCAAGGCTTCGCTTGTCGAACAACGCCTCGTAAACCTCAGGCGAATACTCATATAGGCATCTGAGTGACCAGTCAGCTTTGTCCATGTGCAGAATGTCTGCGATACTCCGCCACAATGATGCAGGAATTGAGACATAGCCTAATTCCATCTGACTAATCATTGTGTAGTATTCCAAGTCAAGGGCATCAGCTAGTGCCTTTTGTGTGTATCCTTGGGCTACTCTGGCGTCTTTCAACCGCTTGCCTAAATTTTCACGGTTCTTCTGCTTTCTTTCTTCTGATAACACTTTTTACCCCTCCAAAAGTTAATTCTTGATAAATAGTAAAGCACTCATTTAGTTCTGTAGCCGACGCTATGCCCCCATTCCTCAGAATACTTGCCAAGAGTGTTTGCACACGGAGGTTCATTTTACGTTCCTATTCAGTTATTGTGTTACGAGTCAATAGAAGTTTAGTAGGTAGCTAACTTGGTAACACTAACTAGCCTCGGTCTGTAGCGCCCGTCAACAAAACAACTAAGGCGGTTTTAAGGCGACCAATGAATACACCCTTGAGTTGTTATAGGTTGGTTAAAATTCCGTTGGATAAGTCCAAGGAAATATAGCCTTTGACTAGTCGTCACAAGGGTCTTCCCTTGGGTATAGCCTTGGGGCATCATAGGCCGTAGCAAAGTTGTGAACCTTTCCAACCCGGCGCTAGGTTCTTGTGACCTGATCAAGTGTAACTCCAAACAGTTCAGCGGCCTGTTGGGTGTGTTGGTCAATCATCTTCTTCTTCTCCAAAATGGTTGATGATTATGTCTTGGATCAGTTCGTCAAACTTCTCTTCCAGGATATGCACCAAAGCCTCGTCAGTATCGTTGTAGGGCACAAGGCTATGGTTGATGGCAAAGGGGATACCATCATCACCATGGGCAAGGCTCAGGGACATATTGTTCAGGCTCCCTAAGATGTCATCAGACTTCTCTTGTGCAGCGTCCTTCTCGTCTTCCAGATCAGAGATTTCCTGAGATATTTCGTCGTGGGTGTCTCGAATGGCTTCATCCCTATATTCCCTTTCCTGCATGATCGTGGCCCAGATACGTCCAGCGTCAGGGTGGCTGTCGATTTCAGATGCAGTCAGCGGTAGGGTACCGATAGCAGCGATTGATGGTGATATGTCAAACATTAGTATTCATCCAGTTCTGGTTTGATGTCAGTAAATTCCCGCACGATGTCCTGAAAGAATTCCGCATGTAGCAGGCAATCAATACGAGTCCAGCCACGGCATTCATTTGGGTCATCGTGACGCTCCCAATCAATATCAAAGTCCCTATCGAACCCCTCAACGGCCCCAAAGGGATCGTCATCAGGGTCAGGGTCTTGATAGTTGTGGCGTATCCAGACATTGAAGCCATCGGCCTCGTCGTGTTCACAATGTTCTTGGGTCTCATTGTCGAAGTCTCCCACGTAGCGATAGGGGTGGACCATGACGATAAAGCGTTCTTCACTCAGCATTTAGAAGTTCCTCCATTTCGATTGCAGCCAATTCCAAGTGCTGGGCGGCTTGTTCCAATAGGCTAACAGCCAGCACCGTGTGTGCCTCAGCCTTGCCCCTAACGGCCTCTAGGGCCTCTGTCAGTTGGTCGGAGTTGTCTTCCTCAGGGTCAGCCCCAAATAGTATGGTGTCCCTCACATAGAGGCAGCGATCTTTGATGTTGCGTAAGGCTTCGAAAGTAAACATTGTGATTCTCCATTGGATAAGTCTAAGGAAGGCGTCAGGCTGACTTCTAAGGCAGCTTAGGCCGCGCGCCAGATGATGTTGGTTCCACCGATTGTCGTCTCGCTGTAGTCCATGCTCAGATCATGGGCGTACTTCTCAACGTCGATATAGAATTGCAGGTGATCAGGGATGTCTCCCAGCATTCCCTCTTCGATAAACATGTCGGCAAGGTCGGTCATGCTATCAACGTGGTAAACGTCGATGTCATAGTTTTGTGGGTCCATATCTGGTTCAAAGTCCCCGCCCAGTTCATCCATGTTGATTATGGCCATGGTCTTCTGGTGGTCGTCCCACTCGTCGCAGGCATCAATGAAGTCTTCGATTGTGTTCTGATACAGTCCAGCAGCCTTGGCCAGTTCTGCGTCGATCCCATCACCGTCGATGAATTGGATCATGTATTCTTCCACAGGGTCACCGTGGCGGTTCCTGTTGGCCTCGGCCTTCGTTGTGTATTCCTCGGCAGTCTCAAAGTAGAAACCGTCTGCGTCAATGTCGTAGGGCTGTGCATGAAATTGTGTCATTTGTTCGTTCCTTTGGGTTCTGTAATGATTGCGATTGTGTAGATGGTGATCCAGATCAGGCAGGCAGTGGTTTCAATGCGGCAGTATTGGGCAAATGGAATGTTCACGATGTTGCTCCATTGGATAGGTCCAAGGTAGGACGCAACGGCGAACCACCAGTGATCAGCAAAACACCCTGAACCTTTCGGCGCAGATGTTTGCTTTGATATGCAGGGATACCAACACGGCCATCCCCATTTTGATCGTAAAGTTTGCCCCTATGCAGGCACATAGCGTGACGGGTCACACAGAGTTCATAGGTGTTCGATCTGGTATAGAATTCAGACTTGAGCCACTGGCCAAGGGTCAGACCATAGCCACCGTTATGTTGCTCAAATTCAACTCCGAAGTCACGCAAGACAGCTTGCCTGTCGCTGTCATAGGTCCGACCCTTGAACCTCTTTCGGTTCCGCTCACGTCCAGCCAGTGCGTCCCACGCCTCTTGATGGGTCACACCAGCAATCATTGCCACAGAGACAACGCCACAGTTTGGTAGGAATTGAGGGGTGTCGTCGGGGATGCCTTTGGGCATCACTGCACCGGACCTCATGCCGGAACCTTGTACTTTGCAGATGGTTGATAGGGTGACGTGCCATCGTTCAGGTGAACAGCCATCGTGTATGCAGCAAGACTAAATCTCACGCATGTGTACCCTTCCCAGTCGATATAGCAGGAGGCGACCCAGCCACCACAAGACAAGACAGTAGGCTTGCCGGGTTCAATATTCTTCTCACATTGATAGCGCATATTGTCGGCCTTGTTAGTTGGGCCGGGATTAATGTCCTCAAGAATAGCAGCGACAAGGGCCAGTTCATTTTCATCAAATTTCAGCATTTTGGTTCTCCATTGGATAAGTCCAAGACAGTTTTGCAGGGACTTGTTTCGGGTTTAATAGTTCAGTGAGTCCATATAGGCAAGGTATAGCATATGCCAGCCTTCATTATGGCCACAACGCTCCACACAGGCAACGTCAGGGGGTCTGAGGGGTCATCTAGGGTTTTGATAGGTTAGGGGTGCTTGTAGCACATTAAGGCGTTCCTGAGGGATCAATAAACAATAATCAGGAAAGTGATGGGACAATACTTGGACACATAGTGATACAATCACCCTATGCCCCGTTATATACCCTCTATCCACTTAGCTATCCAAGGTAGCAGCCCTAAGCGGCTAGGGGTAACCTTGGCGGTATGGTAGCACATAGACAGGACCAGATAAGGAGAGAGGCTAAGGGATAGCCTAAGGGTTCCTTTGGACTTATCCAAGGTAGGGCATAAAAACCCCTACCCCATGTGGGGTAAGGGATAGGTAAGGTGTATCATGCAAGCGATGCAAGATAGTCGATTTGGCTTTGCTGACCTTTGTGTTCAGTAAACATCTCTTTCAGACAGTCAGCCAGTTCGACAAGGCAGTCATCTTTGTCGTCATGTTGCCCGACATAGGCGATAAGACTTTTGATTGCCTTAGTGGTGGCTGTCTTCATCTTGCGATCAGCAGCAGCCTTTTCAGCTTCATCTACATCTTTGCAAGCCTGTTCTTCATCGCTTGTGTCGATACCTTTGTCGGTAGCCTTAGCCAGCTTATCGGCCTTCTTTGTGGCTTCCTTGTAGGCGCGTTTGATCACTGTCGGATTGCCAGACTTGTAATCGGCAATCTGATTGACCCCCAGCACGATGAGTAAATCTGAACCATCAGCGCCATCGACGTTTACAGCTTCATAAAGCCACTTGCAGTTTGAACGCAAAGCCGGGTCAAGTGTTGCAGATGCAGGTGCGGCCTTGGCCAAGTATTGACCATAGAGTTTTGTGGACTTGAACAGTGGCGCAACACCAGAGGCGAAAGAGCCAAGGGCCATGTATGAGTCAAGCAATTCACCATCTTTGTCGGCAATCGCTTGTGCAGCCTTGGCTACCTCATCGGAGGCTTTTTGGATTGCCGCAACGTCTGCACCTTCTTTCAGGTCATATGACACGCCATCGACTGCAATGGTGATAACGGTGGGGACAATCTTTGGTGTTGGTTCTGGTTTAAGATTAACAAGGTTTGCAGGTGCCTTAGTGGCCGGTTTGGCCTTCACCTTTGCAGGTGCCTTGCGTGGTTTTGTGGGGGCTTTGGTGGCCATTGTGATGACTTCCTTTGTGGCTTCGGTGGTTGCGGTTGTAGTGGCTTTACGAGTGTTGCGAGTTGTCATGATATAAACCTTTCCGGGTTTTGTTGTCTATTGGATAAGTCCAACAGAGGGACGTTTAGGGGGCTTTGGGACAATACTTGGACACATAGTGATACACCAGCCGAATGGGCTTAGAATACCTGTGAGATTGTCACTACTAGCATGAGGATTAATGCAGCTTCATACATGTGTTTGATCCTTCGTTGTTAAAAGACATTAGGTGGAGGAAAAACCGATTTGAGGATTTTCTGTCGTCCACTATGGCCACAACGCGCCACACTGGCCTTGCCTTGGACCTATCCAATGCAGCCTTGTGCCTATATGTCTGGCCACGCTATGGGACACACTACCACAACTGACCTGCTAACCTATTGAAATCATTACGCTTTATCCACCTGTCCACATATTGCGAGGTTAGATTGCAAGGCAAATTAATGCCGGAAGCTAGAAGGGCCGGGGGGTTTTTGAGGGTTCAATTCAAAAATAAGGGTTATTGTTATTATTGATTATTTCGATTTTTTCCCGTCTTGAAGGGGAGGGGGATCACAGTAAAATCCCCTATAGTGGAAGGCCCCCATGGACCTCCTAAGGTTCCCTATGGTACTCCTTGGTCCCTACCTTGGCTCTCCCTGACATCTCCCCAATGAAAGAAACCCCCAATGATCCCATCCCGAGAACTCCCTGACATCCTCTCCCAAAGTGTCCTTGGACACCCATACGACCCCCAATCAACTTTACCCGAACGCTTCGAAATCGACTTCCTGCAAGAGCAAGTTGAGAATTGGGAGCAAGGGTCAAACCCGACGAAGAACCTCTTGGCTACTTTTGAACAGCACAACACTGGTGACTTTGACCTGATGCAATGGATGCAAGGTTGGGTCGATCAGGATGTCTATGAATGGCCTGAAGAGGAAAACCCAGAAACGTAATCCTTGGAGTTCTCCCTTGGATTAGTCCAAAGGAAGCCTTATGGCACTTGAAACCGGAACCTATATCGACTCCCTGACGGAGACCAACCCCACCTCATCGGACAACGCCGCCCAAGGTGATGATCATCTTCGTCTGATTAAAGCTACCCTGAAAGCCACCTTCCCTAATCTGGTCGGGGCTATGACAGCCACTGAAGCCCAATTGAATTCTGCGATTGTCTCAGTGGCAGAGACCGTCAAAGGTAACTCTGCTGCTACTGACGAGGACACTGCTGATGTGTCCATGACCGACCTGAAGAACATGCTTGGTCTTGGTGCATCTGCTTTTGAACCATTAAACACATTCGCTGCTGCTGCTCACGAACATGATGCTTCCTATGCTGGCTTATCCCATACACATACTGCTTCCCAGACAGTCTCCGGTGAATTTGACCCTGCACGTCTACCTGCTGCCACCATTTCTTCAATAGGTGCTGTTGAGAAAGCTACAACCACTGAAATGGAAGCTGGTACGGCTGACAAATTCCCTGACGCTGCCAAGGTGAAATCCTTTGTGGATGCTTCTGTAGCTGCTACCACCACAGTAATTGAATTTGCTGTACCCGCATCAGGTGTGACTGCATCTGCACCCCATGGGCTATCGGTGGGCAACTCTAAGAACTGGAATGTGCATCTTGAGTGTATTAAGGACACTGGCATCTTTGTTATAGGTGATCAGGTCTCCCCTCCCGGTAATTATAGTGGTGCTGGTTTGTATTTTGGGGCCATACCGTATGTGACAGCAACACACGCCAAGTTCTTCATTGAGGCTAATGGTATGCGTTTAGGTCATAATTCCGGCTCTGGTATAGAACAGGGTGACCTCTACTGGAAAGTTGTATTCACGTTCAATTAAGAAAGCAAACCCATGACAATCATCCCAACTCGTGAGATTGGTAAGCTGGGTGTTATCTCTGATCAGAATGACCACGACTTACCCGGTGTAGCGTGGTCTGATGCCAACAACCTCAGGTTTTCCCGTGGGGTAGTTTCTAGGTACTCGGTATTCAAGTATTTTGATAAAGCCTACAATTATGCCGCCCAGCGCCCTGTAGGTATTGTTGAGGCCGGTGGAACTGAAGGTACTGGTTTTGTTGTTACCGTCATGAATGATGGTTCTATGGAACAGAGAATTGACGCCACAACTACTGATGTGACCCCAACGGGCACCCTAACAACAAACAATGGCCAGATCACAACCTGTGAACTTGGTACTCTAACATATGTAAATCGACATGTGGATGTTCCGATATACCGGGAAAACCCTGGGGATGGTGCTTTTGTTCCGATCCCCGGCTGGACCTCAACCGACCGATGTAGATCACTCCGGTCCTATAAGGACTTCCTGATCGCCCTAAACGTGACCAAAGGGTCCGTGTCCTACCCCTCCATGATCAAATGGTCCGATGCTGCCCAAGTGGGCGCTCCCCCAGACGATTGGGATACGACTGATCTGTCGTCCCTATCTGGTGAGAACGTCCTGAACGACTGCCGTGAAGGTCTGGTCGATGGTCTATCCTTGGGTGACACCTTCATCCTCTATGGGGCCTCCCAGACGTTCCGTATGGACTTCATTGGGGAGCCTTTGGTTTTCCGAACAGCCAAGGTCTTTGATGACCAAGGCGTGATGGCTCCGAACTGTGCCGTTTCTGTTGAAGGCCGACACTACGTGTTTGGAAACTCCGACATCTATATGCACGATGGCTTGTCCAAGAAGTCTATCGCTGATGGGCGTGTCCTTGAGCGTGTTATGAATGAATTGGACTGGGAAAATCGTGATAGGTGTTTTGTCTACCATGACAACATTATGGGTGAGATAGGGTTTTGTTACCCCTCCAAATCTTCAGACGCTAAGTGGCAACTTGAGAAGGTCAATGGGTGTAACCGAGCGATGGTCTATAACTATCGGTCAGACACATGGTCTCCCGTAGACATGCCTTCAGTTGTCGGTGTGACAGAAGCCTCACAAGCCGACACCCAGACATGGGCTGATATGCCTTCTAAATGGACCAAGGCTCGTATGACATGGGATAGCCTACAAAGCGTAAACCCATCTGCACTTTTACTTTGCTCAACTGGTAATGGAGCAGTAGCAGGACAGCCTTACTTCCTAGACCTTATTTCAAGTGGTCGGATTAGTGCTGAAGAAGCTGATGAAGTTCTATGGTGGGCTTGGGGTAAGATGCTCTACAAGGATATGGATGAACTCGGTGTTGAGTTGTATGGCCGAAAGTTAATACGTTCTGTTGACCTCCAATTCGGATCAAAGGATAGCGAAAGCGAGATTAGGTTTCGACTTGGGCAATCCCGAGGCCCTAACACAGCTATCAAGTGGGGCCGAAAAGCCTCCTTCAATGCCTGGGGTGAAACCCGGTATGATTGCCGCATCAACGACAGATACCTAGCCCTAAGGATAGAATATCCCAGTGGTGTTGATGTTGATTTTGGAGGCTTTGATCTGGACTTTAATATGATTGCTAAAAGGTAACCCATGGCATTCGTAAAAACTATAATACCTCGTAGGTATTCACCCAGCCCAACCCCTGTCTTAGATTCCGACCAAAGGCGTCACATGGATAGGGAGTTGCAAGACATCCGTTCAGCAATTGACGCACTCGTCATAGCTGTATCCGAAATTCAGGACTATCTTGAAACACCCACATGAACCAACCCGATATACCATTCTGGATAACCACGAATTCCTCCTGACGGGGGAGTGGGTGGCCGATGGTGAGTTTTGGGTTCTACATTGCACCTTCTTGGTGCCTTGGACGAAGGGCTTGAGAAAGCGTTTTACCAATTTGCTACGAAGTGTGTCGGCCCGTACTGACTACCCGTGCTACGCTTTCCAAGCCCCTTCGTGTGACCCATTGAAACGTAAATTCATCCAACAGGTTGGGGGCGTCTTCGAACACTACGCTACCTCCGATGAAGGAGAAGTTTGCGAGATGTTCCGCTTCCTCCCTTGGACTAATCCAAAGGACCAACATGAGTTCTCTATTCAAATCAAAAACGAAGACGGTGCAGAACCCATTCGAAAGCAACCCTTGGGAGGCCCAGCAAGACTACCTTAAAGAAGGTTTTGACAAAAGCACAACTGCCCTCAACAATGGCCTAAATACGTCAGGGGGTATTACTGACTACACCGCTGACCTAAATGCAGGCCAGCTTGGCTCTCTAAACAGCCTTACAGAATTTGGTAATGGTGCCGCACAGGATGTAGCTAGTACCTTCACTAGCCAAGGGAACGCCACGGTTGGTGACCTTAGTCGGTCCTCGACAGAAGCTAACGCTTACATGGACCTAGCCAATACTGACCGCACTGGTCAGATAATTGATCGCGCCACGCAATACGCTGAAAACCCCTATATGCAATCTATGATTGACGGGGCGATTAGCGACGTGAACAAAGGGTTCCAAAGGGACCAAGGTGGTATTAACTCGGCTGCGTCAGGGACAGGGAATATCAACTCATCTCGTGCCGGTGTGATGGAAGCCTTGGCCCTTGATGACGCCATGGATCGCTCTGGAAGTATCTCTTCGACCATGAGAGGTAATGCCTATGAAAATGGCCTGAACCGCTCGTTTATGCAGGATAGCCAAGGCATGGCTGAACGTCTGTCTGGTATCGGTGCCCTATCTCAAACTGGTGCTGTTGGTGCTGATATGCTGACTGCTGGTCTGAATACTTCGCAAGGCGGTTACAACACGGCCCTTGGCGCACAGTCGATGTTGCAGGCACAAGCCCAAGCTGAGATTGAGGGTAAGCGCACACAGTCCCGTGAAGAGTTGGACCTCGTTCAACAGTACATGAAGAGTGTGGGTGGTAACTACGGCTCCCAAGGGTTCCAATCTCAAACAACCCAGTCGGCATCACCATTCCAGCAAATTACTGGTGTTGCTTCATCGCTGATGGGTGCCTTCTAAAATGGCCTCCTATCAGGAGATGGCCCGAGGCCACGCCATTAGAGCGGGAATTGACCCTGACAGGTTCCTCAGACAGATCAATCAAGAGAGTGGGTGGAACCCTAAGGCCCGATCCTCTGCGGGGGCCTATGGTCTTTCACAGGCTATGCCTGACACTGCCCGACAGCCGGGTTATGGTGTCCGACCTCTGACAGACATCGACAACCCAGATGAACAACTCCGATTTGGGGCTGACTATCAAGCAGCCATGATTAAAGCCAATGGGGGTGACACTGACCGAGCCTTAGCAGCTTACAACTTTGGTCAGGGTAACCTCGACAAACACGGCATGGATAACCTGCCCGAAGAAACCCGTAATTACATCAACATAATCAACGGCAACGGCATCCTGCATGGAGGCACTGGTGATGATAGGCTGTTTGGTGGTCAAGGAGAAGATATGATGGGATCAGGTAATCGCCCCCGCCTAGACATTACCCCGCCGACTATTGGTGAGGGTCTGAAAAACGGATCGCTAAGTATGCCTGATGACCTCATGGGGAGAATGTTCCCTGATGAGAGCAAAGGTGAAATTGGCTGGTTCAAAAACCTCAACCCCAACCTTTCCTCGGACGGTGTGGACAATCGACTACTGGCCATTGGTGCTGGTCTACTGTCCGGTGATGATTGGGCTTCAGGCTTTGCTGCCTCTGCCCAGAACCTCAATAATGTTGTCAGTGGTGAACAGGCCGACCGTAAGAATGAAGATGCGACCAATGCTGAATGGGATTGGAGGGCTGATCAGGACAAGCGAGATAAAGACTGGCGCTCAAGGGAGAGTGCCCTCGGTCGTGCATCTGCTGAACGCCGCGCTGCTGAAGTAGGCAACCGAAAGAAGCATTTAGGTAACGTGAAGATGGCTAATGGTGAATTCCGTGCTGACATCTCCGTAGACCAAAATGGCCAATTCTGGGACAGCGCTGGTAATGAAGTTGATGGCTCTAC